GGCTAAATCAGGAACTATTGGAAAGACAACTTTCGGAAAGAGAAGAAAAGGAAAGGCTCATAAAGGACATAATAAACATAATAGAAAGGAACGTAACTATCGTGGGCAAGGAAGAGCTTAATTATCTCAAAGTAGCGAACTAATGTTTATACACGAAACCGCAATAATCTATCCTGGAGTTATAATAGAGCCGAATGTATATATCGGGCCTTATTGTATTATAGGTGCGCCTGCGGAATGGAAAGGCAGAGAGGATTGCGAAGGATTGGTTTTGATAATGTCGGGAGCAAGATTAACCGGATTGGTAACTGTTGATTCGGGAACGGACAAAAGAACTGTTATAGGAAAGGATTGTTATTTGATGAAGCATTCTCACGTTGGTCACGATGCTATCCTTGCCGAAGGTGTAACGATAAGTTGCGGTGCTAAAATAGGTGGGCATTCCATAATTGAAAAGTATTGTAACATAGGACTAAATGCGGTCATTCATCAAAAGGTAAGAGTACCCGAAGGTTGTATGATTGGTGCTTCGGCTTTTGTAGGAAAGAAATCTATCTTAAAACCCTATTATAAATATGCCGGAGTTCCGGTTAAAGAATTAGGAATCAATGCTCGTTAATATTATATTTTTAGATTACGAAAGGCACACCTTTACAGAGCAAGTAAAGAACAAAAACTTCTCTAATGCGGGGTATGATTTTTCTTTTACTCAAGTAGGAATGAAAGGAATATCAAGAGCATTAAACTATGGAATATCAAGAAGCAAAGCCTTTGATGCGGTGGTAACAATGGCAAACGATATTTTAATGCCCGACAATTGGCTTTTAAGAATGGTAGAAGCAGCTTTGAATATCCCAAATACTGGAATGTGCGGAATACATTGCGTAGAAGGAATCAACCCTTTACAAACAATAAACGGAATCCAAATACACCCTCAAGATGCTTCCTTTGGAAATGTCTTAATACCGATGTCGGCAATAGAAAAGATTGGTTATTTTAATGAGGCTTATGACCCCTACGGAATGCAAGATTCGGATTATGCTTATCGGTTAAAGATGACTGGTCACATAAACTACTACTTACACGATTTAAGGTCTGCACATATAGGACACGATGTCGGTCAAGACACCCCATACCGAAAGATGAAAGACGAAGGCTTATCTAAGTGCGACGTAATATGGCTTGAAGAAACCAAGCGTTATATGGAAACAAACGATTATACAATCTTTCTAAATGAATATATCTAAAGTACCTATCTCGAAAGTAAGAGCTAATCCTAATAACCCTAGGATTATAAAAGATGACAAATTCCAAAAGCTCGTTAAGTCTATCCAAGAGTTCCCTCAAATGCTTGAGATAAGACCTATCGTAGTTAATGAAGATATGATAGTCCTAGGCGGTAATATGCGTCTAAAGGCTTGTCTTGAAGCTGGGATAAAAGAAGTAGCTATCATTAAAGCAACTGACTTAACGGAAGAGCAACAAAAAGAATTTATTATCAAAGACAATTCTTCTTTTGGAACTTGGGACTGGGAAGACCTAGCAAATAATTGGGATGTAGAGTTATTAGAAAAGTGGGGATTAGATATACCTGGCTTTGAGAATGTAGAAGACTTAGGAGAAAACTTTTCCCTTCCGGATGGAGATAAAGCTCCATTCCAGCAAATGACATTTACTTTAGCAGACCAACAAGCTGATGTAATCAAAAACGCAATAGAAGAAATAAAGAAAAGCGAAGAGTATAAATACGCTGAAACATTCGGAAACGAAAACTCAAACGGAAACGCACTATATTTGCTAATAGCTAATATGACTAATCAAAGATAATGGGTAGGGCAAAGGATATTATAGTAAAAGTTATTCCGGCAAAGGTGGCTAATAACTTTGTTAAGCTATATCACTATTCGGGTAAATATGCTACTTCATCTCTATTGCATTTTGGTTGCTTTTTAGACGATAAATTACATGGAGTAATGAGTTTTGGCAATCCTATTGATAGAAGAAAATTATTACCACTTGTTTTAACTAAAGATAATCAGCCCGTATTATGGACAGAGTTTTTAGAATTAAATAGAATGGCATTTGATAATTATTTGCCCAAAAATTCAGAAAGTCGTTGTTTATCAATAGCTATTAAACTAATAAAAAAGAATACCCCACACATAAAATGGATTATATCTTTTGCTGACGGTACTCAATGTGGTGACGGAACTATTTATAGAGCAAGTGGGTTTTATCTAACTCAAATTAGAGAAAGTAAAAATGACTTATGGAAAACACCAAAACATTTGGGATGGAATGAAGAGGTGGCACATAGAATAGCTATCCAAGGAGGTGTAGGTGGTAGAATTGCTGAATTTGTTTTACAAAAGTATGGCACAAGAAATGTGCCTATACCTAAATTAATAAAAGATAATGGCGGTTCAAGTATGAATGGTTTTCAGTTTCGCTATATATATCTGATAGACAAGACTTGCAAAATAAATGTTCCTATATTACCTTTCAGCAAAATTGATGAAATGGGAGCTGGAATGTATAAGGGAGAAAAAATAACATTACAAGAAAGAAAAGAAGCGGTAGAAGCATAAAAGTAATGCGTTACCCATTCCAGGGTAAAGAAGGGGGGCAGTACCACCCTACCGCTCAATAATTTAGAAGGAAATTAGAGAAATGGCAAATGAACAGAACCTTATACCGGCTAAAAAGGGGGAAGTTAGAAACCCAAACGGCAGACCGAAGAAGTATGTTACACTTTTAAGGGAGCAAGGCTATAAGCTATCCGAGATTAACGATACTATCCAAGTTATGCTTCAGATGGATTTGGATGACCTTAAAGAAGTTTGGGATAACTCTAAGGCTACAATATTGGAAAAGACAATCGCCAATGCTATGAGGAAGAGTTTGGAAAAGGGTAGCTTATATTCGGTAGAAACCTTATTAACCCGCGTGTATGGAAAACCTAAAGAGGTTCAACAAGTTAGCACCGATTCAAGGATTGAGGTGGTATTTGTAAATGGCAAAACAATATTATGATGTTTGTTCAGAGTGGTACTCGCCTCTGCTGACCTTGACCAGCGAACAAAGGATAGCCGTAATCCCAGAATGAGGCAAACCAATTTTTATATGGTACATAGATTGACAATCTGCTATTTATGTGCATAGGTTTTTCCCAAGGTGTTACCCTATTTTCTTTCAAGGAGAAAAGAATAATAACCTTTCAGTTCATTCAATACGGCAGCAAAAGTGAGAGCGATGTTTTCCCCCTAACAACTCTTGACGTACAAGTTCAAAAAAAAGCTGTGTTAACCTGCGCCCGGATGCAGAGGAAAGGATGGGTTCTGTGTGATAGAGATGCCTTGAGCAAAATATATACATCTCTATACTTCGATATAAGTTTGGTAAATTTGAATTACCCTACTTGTACGGATATAGAGGGGGTGTATCTAAACCACAAGATATGAGAATAGAATTGCCACAACCACATACAAATCAAGAAATAGTATTACAATCTAAAGCTAGATTTCGCGTCATAATGGCTGGGAGAAGGTGGGGGAAAAGTGAACTTTCGCAAATAGAAATCATTGTCAATGCTTTACAAGGTAAACAAGTATTTTATGTTACCCCTACTTACAATTTAGCACGTGTATTCTTTGACCAATTAGCAAAAGCCGTACCATTTGAAGCCAACAAATCAGAACTATCAATTAAGTTCCCAAATGGGGGAGCGGTTTACTTCTTTACTGGGGAGCGATTAGATAACCTACGTGGTAGGAAGTTTCACTTCGGAGTTATAGATGAGGCTTCGTTTATCCCAGACCTAGAAAACGGATGGCTAAACTCTATCCGACCTACCTTAACCGACTACAAAGGAAGAGCCTTGTTTATCTCCACCCCAAAAGGCAAGAACTTCTTTTACTCTTTATTTCTTAAATCTGGAGAACCCGATTGGCAATCTTTTAAGTTTACCACTTACGATAACCCACATATTGACAAAACCGAAATAGATGATGCTAGGCTTCAGTTACCCGAAGTTGTATTCGAACAGGAGTACATGGCAAATCCGGCTGAAAATGCAGCTAATCCTTTTGGGAGTAGTTATATCAAGCAATGCACGTTTGAACTCAGCTATGAGCCTCCTATTGCGTTTGGGATTGATTTGGCGAAGTCGGTTGACTTTACTGTAATCATAGGACTAGATAAAAACGGCTCGGTTTGTTACTTTGAGCGTTTTCAAAAGGATTGGAGACAGACAAAGCAAGTTATTAACAACCTACCCAAAATACCGATG